GAGCCACACATAGCGGTAGCGTCCGTTGGCCTTCTGCGAACGGAAGCCGATCGCGACATACGGCGGATTGTCGGCCTTGCCGTCCACGACAAGCCCGGTCGTGGCGGAATAATTTGCGCCGGTGTATTCGGCGCGCTTTTCGGCGGACAAGCCCGCAAGCGAAACCGAGGCCTCGATGTCCCCCTGCTGCGGGAATGTCTCGTAAACGCCGCCGTCGGCATAGAATGTGCCGATCGAGTGATTCAGCGTCAGCGCAATCCCGGTCACGCCCGGCACCGACTCGGGCGCAGCGTAGCTTACGCCGTTCTCGTCGTCGGCGAGCAGCCTTGCCACGACCAGCCTGTCAACGTCGATCAAAACACTCTGTCTGTCCATGCTTTCATCTCCTTAAATATGCAACAAAATTCTGCGCGAACTCCACGCGCCCGGCGTCGTCGCGCCCCAACGGGAATGCCGACTGCACCGGAGCGATCAAAAAGTAGCGCGTCCCCGCGATGTCCGCACCGCCTGCATACTCTTCGTCGCCTTCGCAGCCGATGCGCGAAAGTGCGTCATGGATGCTTGCAATGCGCCACGCCGCCGCCTCGTAGTCGGTATCGCGGACGCGGATCTGCAGCCCCGGCCGGTGGATCCCGGCGGTGGGAAGACTGGGCTGACCCGCGTACTCGAACACGCCCGTCATGCAGTCGGGCGAATCGGGCATGAACCCGAAGAACAGATCGTCGCCCGGCGTGCCGAAGCCCCTGTCGGCCAAAAAGGAGCCGATGTCCCTTGCCACGCTCATACGATCACCTTCCTTGCCGCGTCTGCCATCATCTGCGTGTACCGCCCGCTGTTTTCATGCAGCGGATCCTCCAGAAACTTTGCCTTGCCGCCGCCTGCGTGGCTCGCGCCCAGGTCCTCATGCTGCCGGATCGCATACGGCAGTGTGTACCCGACGCGGGCGGCAAGCCTGCCGCCCGGCGGCCCGATCTGCTCCCCCGTGCCTGCGGGCGAGATGATCCCGCCCTCAAAAGCGACCGAACAGTTGCCGCGCAGAGCGCCCGAATCCACGGGAACCTGCGCAAGGCTCTTTTCTTTTAAGTCAAGCGCGCACTCCCTGACGGCGTCCGCCGCCGCTTCCCCGATCCGGGCCAGTATTTCATCCCCGTACCAGGCAAAGCTCACAGCAGCGCCTCGTAGCCTTCCGTCGTGCCGTCGCTCCAGACCATATCGAGCACGCTGACAACCTGCCGACCGTCGATCCGGTCGCCCGGCTGCACCGGGTCGGACAAAAGTACGGTGGTCTCCGACAGCACCTCGTTGCCGAACGCATCGCGCGTCATACGGCGGCAGTTCTCCTTCCGCGCACGGATCACCGATGCGGTGAACTGCGGCTGCCCGTAGGCGTCGTCGCCGGTTTTGGTCTGCAGGCAGACCTTCTGGTTCAAATAGAGCCCCAATCTAGCAGACATGATATCCTCCTGATAAACAGGGCAGCAGCAGCGCTTCGGCCTTCTCGCTCATCAGCCCCGATTTGGCCCCGCCGCGCAGCGTCTCGGAGAGCTGCCCCACGGAGTAGCTCCCGACCGCCCCGCGCCGCGCCTGCTGCGCCTGCGTGGACTTGCCGGGGCTGCACAGCTCCAGCGCCTCTTCGATCTGCGCGTGCCTGATTTCGTCCGGCACGGCACAAAACTCCGCCCGCCTCCCGCTGTCATCGGCGCTCGCTTGCCTGCGGGCAGGCCAGGCGTCCGAAGCCGCGCGCGGAAAGCTTAAAAACTGATTGCGGCCGCCGTACTTTTTTCCGGGACAGCAGTGGCGCTCGATCGCCGCCGCGGCGTTCTTCAGGTACACTTCCCTGTCCGCGTCCGACAGCGCCTCCCAGGCCGCCCGCTGCGCATCGCCCGGGGTATAATGCTCCGCGATATATCCGCCGGCTTCGCCGACCGACACATAGCTGTCCTGTCCCACCGTCATCATCGCTGCACCCCGTTTTCCCGCATACGGCAGCCGCAATGGCGCCGGCCTCTGGAACATCGCCGGGGGAGAGGGCCTGGCCCTCCCGCCCGGTGTGCACATGCATCGTAACTTTCATAGCGCCCCCTTACCCCGGGCGTCAGCACCGCGAACGGATATCTGGCGGCCTCGTTCTGCTCGATCTGGTTGACGGGGTTCGGCACCTGCCAGCCAAGGCGCATCACGGCGCGCAGAGCGACCATGTCCTGCTGGGCCAGGTTGTAGATGATCTCTCCGGCCGAATTGGTCAGCACAGCCTGATCGAGCACCTTCCATGTCATTTCCTGCCGGATCGAATAGACAGCCTGATCCATCTGGCCGCTGACCATCAGCGCCAGCGACGGGTTGAATGCGCCGTTCTGCGGGAAGATGATCTCCTCGCCGTCGAGCTGGTAATGCGTGCCCTCCTGCATCGTCGCCTTAAAGAGCGGTTCGCCGTCCAAAGAGCGCAAGGCCCTCAGCTTGCCGCGCATCGACATCGCCGCGATGTGCCCGGTGGCCATATAGCCCGCAGCCTCGAGCTTTGCGATGTGCCCGTTCTCGCCGAGCATGTCGTCGTACAGGTCCGCGCCCGTGCCGAGCGCGACAGCGTTTCCGGCGGCGACCGCCGCCGTCACGATGCCGTCCGGCCACAGCGCCGGCTTATTGGTGCCGAACAGTATCGCCGCGTCGATGACCTTGCCGAAGGCCTCCTGTATGCGCGGCTTGACCTGGCCCCAGATATCGTAGTCGGCGTCCTCGAGCACCGCCTCCGGGATCGGCACGATGCACGCGATCTCCTCGGCATAGATATATTTGTTGGCCCACGCCTGCTCGGTCGTCTGCTTGAGCCCCGAGTCGCCGTCGACAAAGAATGCCGAGGGCAGCGCCGACAGCACCGGCAGCCTTGCCTGCCTGCGGCTCATGTTCGGGAGCCTTGTAAACATCGAAAGGCACGCGCTCTCGTGCGTGACCCCCCGAAAAATTTCTTCGCAGACCTCCTCGGGTATCAGGGCTGCCGCGTCTGTCCTGTTAATCCATGAATCGTATGCCATGCTTTTTCCTCCCAAATTATTTTTGTTTGGCCGCGCCGCGGATCAGGCGGTTCATACGGGTGGCGGAGTCGGCGGCAGAGGGATTCCCCCCGCCCGCGGGGTTTGCGCCTCGGGTGTCGGCTTCTTCGTCGAACAGGTACGGGTCGCTCTTTTTCAGGCCCTCGATCTGCTGCACTAAGCCGACGATCTCGCCGTCCTCGCCGAGCTCCAGCTTGCTTTTGTCGATCAGCGCCCGCACCGCCGTGATGTTCCTCGCGCCTGCGTACTCAAGCTCGTCATTGATTGCCTGCTCCATCTCTTCGTCGATGTCTTCCCCGCCGCCCGGTTTTGCAGCTTCTTTTTTGGTGTTGGCATTTCTGCCGCTGCCTTTCGCGCCGCCCGCCATGACCTGTACGCTCAGCTCCTCGCCCAGAGGTTCCTTTAAAAAGTCCATAGTTTCCTCCCTTCGGGGTTTCGAGAGCATATGCATTCTCTCGAGTATCAAAAAAAACTCCCCGGATTCACTTCGTTCGTGCTCCGGAGAGTTCTTAGCTTTGAATGTGCGTTAACCGATATATGAAAGACCCCCGCGGGTAAAGCCCGCGGGGGTTGAATTGATTGACTGCTATAGATAATTTACGAATTGATTATTGACCTGCTGTAGGGCAAAAGTCTCTTTCTTTGCCCAGCCTTATTCATGTCATCAAATAATAAAAGGAAACCGTCTGCAAAGTTATGCCCCTCCATTATCCCAAAGATATGCTCTCAGCATTCCGGCATACTTATTCCTTTCCTCCGGCTCGGAGAGCACATTCCCCGCTTTAAACAGCCCGTCCCCCTCGTACCTCGGGTACACATGCACATGGTAATGCCAGACATACTGGTTGCCTGCCTGCTCATTGTTCTGCCGGACCGTAATTCCTGCGCAGCCGTATGTCTCCCTCACGGCAACCGCGATACGCTTTGTCAATGCATGCACCCTGCAAAGAAGCTCTTCGGCCATATCATACAGATTCTCAATATGCCGGTTCGGTATGATAATCACATGCCCCGGGTTGGCGGGGTACCAGTGCGACGCAATAAATGCCGTGACAGACTCATCGCGGCAGACGACGTCGTGCTGCTTTGTATGGACACGGTGATTTTCAATCCCCTGCACGATCAGGCAGAACGGGCAGACATAGCCGTCCGGTTCATGTCGGGACATGTTCATTTGGTTATTATGCGGTGGTTTTTACTGTATTAGCCCGATATCGTTGAATATAATTCAAATTTCTGCAAAAAACTTAAAAACTTAATACATCATTAACATATGCTTAAATATATTCCATTAAAATCTATGTAATTATTTGCCGTTTCTGTTCGACTCCCTTCGTGAAAATCTTTCCAGGAGCGTATCATGGTATACCTCATTGCCTATACCC